AGCTACCGTATTTGTAGAAGCAGTCCACTTCTTAACACTGGCACCATCAGCAAAATAAACAACGCCAAACATTTCAGCACTAAAGACCGCAGGCACAGCAGAAGACAACGCACCGCTACCGTTGGTTGCTGTAGTAAAGCCACTAGTTGTAACTTTAGCTACAGTGCCATTGGTAACTGCATAGTTGTAGACAGTACGCGCACCCACTTCTGTTTGGTCAGAAGGAGTGTCCCTACCTACTACTTGGCCGATGTCTTGGACTTTGCCGTCTGCGGTTCTAGCATTCACATATTTTGCTAACCCAGCACGCTGCCCACCTCGGGCGCGTCCCGTGCCGGGGTCATAAGCTCTAACATTTTGGCAATCAACCGTAGTACCACGAGGTTGCGTTTCGTAACCTAGCGATTCAACGAGTCCTTTCGTCGGCCAAGGCATATCAAACCTTGTCCGATTACGACCCATTAGCTCATCGCTGCTCCGTTGTTAGCAACAGGAGACCACACAAGTGCTGCACCTTTTTCAATGCTCATAAGCACAAGTAAGTCACCAGCATCAGCCATAGTTGCAGTAGTTTCAGTACCCGCACCACTGTTAAGGATTTCGCTTCCTGAACCAGTGATAGCTACGTCACCACCGTCAGTCTTAAAGCAGATAGCAATAATAATACCTGCTCTCGCTGGAGATGCTATTTTTCGTGTTTCAGAAGCAGCAGTAACAACGGAACAAATGCCAAGTGTTCTATCGACAGGAATTGTTCCACCGTTACCGGGGTCTACAATTTCCAATTCTGGTTCACGAGCTAGTTGCTGTAAAATATTATGTCCACTCATTTAAGTTCTCCTATGAGCTTGTGAGGTGCAGGTCTACAACACCTGCGTTATTTCCAAGTAATTTAATGTAGGCAGCACCTTTTAGTTCAGCGGGTAACGGCCAAGCCTTTTCGACAGCTACTGTATCTTGTACAGCACCTGAGGCATTCTTTAATTCGTAATACGTTCCACCTTCAGTAGATGCAACATAATAATTAAGTGTTGTTGTAGGACTCGATGAGTCAGGGTGTAAAATAACTACACCTCCGGTGAACCCCTTAAAAACAATGGGGTCAGAATCACCAATGCTGGCCGCTACAGTAATTGATGAAAGTACATCATTTTGTGGTGTTGTATACATGTCTCACCTATGGGTTAATATCTGTGTAATAGCTGCTATTATACTTAACAATATCACCGTTCATGGCTCTATTTTCCGCTTCTGAAATAGCTCGGCCATCACTTCTGTCTGCGTTGTATCCTAAATATTCAGGACTTTGCAAAACTTTATCATAACTAACTGAAGCAGCTAATCGTTGTTGAAATGCGGCATTGTGTATTCCCGCAGTGTTATCAAGCCTTGACTCTGACACAGCAAGACAAGACTCTAGTATAGTTTCAGCGTGAGCCTCACCTCCTAATGGGTAAGGATAGCTGGCAGTTAGTTTTCCGGGCAAGGCATGATAACGATATGAAATTGTATATCCCGCATCAGGAGTGGGATATAACATAAGTTCAAATCTCTGACCATTGGAACCATCGCTCGTCTTTGCCCTGACTGCGCAAAGTTTAGGGTCTGAACGAACATCCCCATAATCTCTTTGCTGGAGGATTCGGATGCGATGTTCTCCCGTCAATTCAATGGGGAACCACCTACTGTCTCCTGAAGAATACGTCATAAGACCAATTAGACCACCAAAGTTGGCTGACAATTGATATTTATTCGTTCCAGCAACTGTCGTGAGGGTAGTTGTTGGCTCCAAGAAACTCCACTTGTGACTCAACCGTTCACCTTGCGAAGGCATCGGGTGATAGAATTGACGCAACCCGGAGTTAATTATTTCATCAATTTGTGCTAACTCATCAGTAGACCAATTAGATGAATCACGTTCACCTAGATAGTGCCAACCAACATCTTTACGAAGTTGAGTTAGGTTAATTGATAAGGTTGATTCTGTACTTGTGTCAGCAGGACTTCCAATAGTCTTAATATTAAAACTAACAGGCACTGCGTTTGTATGAGTAAACAGAAGGCCAATCACAGCCCCGTTCATTTCCGCCGCTGTTAGATTAACGCTGTATTGGCCGTTGCCTTCTTCTGCAATTGAACCCGCAATACTGGCCTGAGTGCCACCATCTTTGGTTATATATTTGCCAATTGCACTGGCTACGCCTGTAAGGGCAGCACCTGTAGTCTTGTTTACAAGACCAAAGGTAAACCCAGTTACAGCTTCGTTTCTAACAAAACTCATTTAGTCGCAACTTTCTTTTTAACCGGCGTTTTGCTCTGGCTTTTAGCAATTGAAACAATTGCAACCTGAACTTCCCAAGGCAATGGGCCAGTGGCTCGCTTGTGATAAATCTCATGGGCTTCATCAAGAGCTTTTTGCTGCACAGCATTCAAGCCGCCCAACACTTCTCTTATTTCATTTGAAAGAATCTGTATGTGCTTATGTTCTTCTGGCATTTTCCCCTCCAATTAAAGTAAGGGTGTAGCCAGAGAATACTGACTACACCCTACTTTAGACTAACAATTAGTTGTCGATTTGCTCAACCTGATAGCAAGCAACCCAGTCAATGTGCATGATTGGGTCAGTTGTTCCAGAGCTGTGGCAAACAAAACTAGGTGTCAACTCCACGATTGGAATATTCGTGGTAATGGTAGTCTTGGCTACACCGTTTACATACGGCGTAATCTTAGTCAAGCCATCAATGACAAACCCAAGTTTAACGTAAGTTCCATCTGCTACAGTGTGAACCGAAGCAGTCGAACTACGACTCCCAGCTTTTTCACTATGGATTCCCATAGCAGTTGAATTGATTACTTCAAATCCAACATGATTAGCTGAAGAGTTTGCTGCTGAAGCAAACAACGTCGAGTCAATCTCAGACAATCCAGCAAAAGCCTGAACAGTTGTTGAACCGATGTCGGCCAACTTAATGCGAGCTTCATAATAGATTTTCGCATTAGCGTTCGGGATAAAACTGGAAGCAGCGGCGGCACCACCCATTTGAAGTTGCGCACCTTGGTTGTTTGTTGAGCTAGCTGAATCCAGCAGCAAAACACCACCCTTGGCTGCAACATCACATGCGGCAGTACCGGCAGATGCCTGAGTTAAAAGCCAACGAGTCGAAGCATCGTCAAATGCTAAGAAGTCGTCTAAAACTCCAAACCCTTCACTAACTCCACCGACTGCTAATTCAGCCAATGGAGCCTGTGCAAAGATGTTTGGAGAGAGGCCACGCAAAACTTTGCCTACGCCTCGTTGCGGTTTAAGGTATAAATCACCCATCGTTATAAACTCCTTTCTGAGTCAATTAGGCTACATAGCCAACAAAGAGTTTACGGCGGTTGTAACATACAAAGTTACCCCATGTGTCCATATGGACTTCACGGACTGTGTGTTGCTTTGCTGCTTCCTTAGGAGCGTGGCGAAGCATTTCACGGCCTTGCTTGAAGAACCATTTGAATACACGGTGATTTACTCCGTAGAACGGATTGGAACTGTCGTTGTTCTGAAGGTAAGGAACCCAAATGATTGGATTACCCTTCAGCGTCACGGCACCAGCATACTTGGCAAGGTCAACACCGAGGTTGTCATTGCGAGATTCAAGTAGCTTTTCCAAGCTCGACTGCACGTTGTAGGTTGTGTAGAACGCCCAATCGGAATCAGACTTTCCACCGCCTAGTTCAGCGTACTGTTTAGGAGCCATAAACTGAGTAAACTCACACGCTTTACGTGCTTTCTCTACTAAGTCATCTCGTGAACCAGCACTGGTGTAGTTAAACGACCAGTTCTTCCAGTTCGGTACATCTGCTACAGCAATGCCACCAGCACCTGACGAGAACCCAGATGGGTCTCCACCAGTAAATGCACCAGCAGGTGTTGTTGCAGATTTCTGAATCCAGAAAGGAATACCAGATGGACGACGAGGAGATTGAGTCGAAGATGAAGGTGCGCTCCAGAGAGCTTCTTCCATCAACTCGAACCAGTCGTTGTACATCGAGTGTTCACGAACCTGAAGTTCACGAATAATAGTTTCACGGTCAGATTGCATTGCATCTTCGTCTACATCGTAGCTGAAGTTGACCGTACTTTTAGTCCACTGCTGCTTTGCTTCAGTTGTCAAATCTTTGACAGCAGTAGCATCTACGCTATACAGTTCGCTAAATTTAGCCGTTCCAGTATTGCTAGTTTGAACTTTCCAGTTCAACTGAACACCACCGTTCACCGGCTCTCGGGTTTTTCCACTCAAAAACTTCTGTGCAAAAATGTGGTGTTGCTGGTCAAGAGACAAGTCAATCCACTTCTTTTTCTTGAACTGGTCAAGAGTAAGATTTACGAAGTCATCGAGTTGGTCTGGTAATAATGCCATACCTCGATTTCCTTATTAAATATTAAAGAGTGCCGTTTTCTCTCATAGCGTTTTCATAAAACTCTTTGAGAAGCGGGTTCTCCAGCGGGTCTTCACCACTCATAGGCATGGTTTGCGAAGACACTGAAGACCCTGAACCTAGCCGTCTAGCGGATGCTTTACGAACTCGGTCATTGGCCCTTCTTTGTGCTTGTTGTTTAATTTCATTACTAAATACAGAAGCATACGCTTGCTCCACCAAATCGTTCATTGCTGGAACTTCCATGCCCTGTGCTTGGTATCCAGTGGCAATAACAGTAGCTCTATCATATACAGCTTCCATGTTCTGTGCTTCTTGACTACCGGTTTCTAAACTCATGTAATCACCATCACCGAACAAAGAACTTTCACCTAGGTTCTGGATAGATTTATTAAATACATCTATATGCCCAGTAACTTGCTGTGACTGTTCTTGCTGCTGTAATTGATTAACGTAGTATTGCTGCCCTTGGACAGTGTTGTAAAGATTTTGGATATGACCATCGTAATGTTGCTGCATTCGTGCGGCTACATCATCAATAGCATCCCGTAAACCTTCATCGTAATCTTCATCTAGATTTACTCTAAATGTCGAATCTTCAGAGCTTTCATCATATTGCTCTGGTTCCTGTTGTTGCTGCTGATACCATTGATTCCATTCGTGCAATTGTCCTTGAGTTTGACCAACAACCTCAAGTGCATTCACAAGAGCTTCGTCTGAATTAAACTTGGTCGGGTCTAATCCATAGTGTGCAGCAGCACCGTCTAGTTGTTCCCGGCTATAACCAGTCGAACTAGGTTCTTCAGTGACGGATTCTTCAACGTCACTGTATTCATCTTCTGATGTTATATCGTCTGCTACAATATCAGATTCCACTTCCTCAGAAGTTTCTTCTTCATTGTAGTCATCGTTTACATCATCAATAACTGCCATATCTTGAGCAGTTAATTCAATTGCTTCTTCTTCTTCACTCATAATCCCCTCCTAAAAACTACGGGGCGCACCGTCACTGTAACCAGCGTCACGGTCATATAAACCCCGGTGGGCTAAATATTTAGCTCGTTCATTCCTGCTGGAAAAAACAGCCGTTCCATCATTAGTAAAGTCCACCCCAGTAAAACCATGGTCTTTAGCATCTTGCCTAAACTCATTGGTTTGACTGGAATGGACTGACGCTGCCAAGCTAGACAGGCCCGAAGACCATCCATTGGCACCGAAGTTCCTATCCGGTTTTTTCTTATTCTCTTCACCAAACTTAGGCAGTGGTTGGTCATGCCAACCAAGCTCGCCTTCTTTGTTCCGGTAATAATACTTATTTCTAGCCATTAGTATTTCTTACTCCTGACTTTTTTTCCGCTTTTCTTGGCATACCGTTTAGCAGCAGCTTTACCTTTTTTTGTATACGAAAACTTCTTTCCACCTACCTTAGGCATATCAATCTCCTTTAACCTGCGGGCTGTCGCCCCATCATATTAACTTGCTGGTCAGTTGGCTGACCACCAGACAAAACTTGTTGCATTACATTTGCCCTTGCACCAGAGGTTCCACCAGTGGGTACGCTTCTACGAATGTTTTCACGAACTGTTACCTGAGGTTTTTGAGGCGGCTCTTGTGGATTAGCCATTGGCCTATATTCTTTAGGCTCTTGGAACTTGATAATATCTTTCAGACGAGGCAAGTCCATTAGTTCGGCATAAAGCTCTACCAATTCCTGAGCATCTAACATGCCTCCCATCTCTTGAATGTTTGGCATTAAAGGCATAACCATTTGCTGCACAAACATGTTGATGTTATTAATTCTTTCCGATGGCGATTTATAAGCCATTGAGAATGGTTCAACTGCAAAATTGTATTGAAGAAAATCTCCTTCACGTAATTCCGGTGTCCAGCTTACATCAAACTTATAGCTATTAATCTCTCTTTGTTCAGGCATTTCGGCAAATGGGTCGTTCCATAAAAGCTGTCCTAAGTCTGAACAAATCTGTTCTGTGAAAGCCACCACACGATATTGCATATTTGCTTCACGTTTAGAAACAGCACCATGGATTAATTTATCTTGTGTTGCCGTATCAGCCGATGGGCCAAGCCCGGCCATAGCTTGTAGGTTACCAGCCATGCGGTCAAACAATTCCTGCATTGAGTAATTGAATGACATATTCCCTTGGTCTACCCCTCCCATCTTTAATACGTTGACAGACTCTGGGTTATTAACCTGAACCCATTCTCCGTCATCTGCACGTTGGAGCCTTCGAGCATCGTCGTGACTTCCGGCCTGATAGAAAGGAATATCCTTCTGTCTTTGTGCTTGTCGCTTTTGTTTTCTCAGTAACCCATTAACAATATCAAACAACGGTTTTAAGTTCATTGCTGGAGATACACCGAGGATTTGGTCTGGTACTTCAGCAGCAAGATTGAGGATATGGAACGGGCCGTTTTCAGGGCCATCCCAATCAACAACCCTCAGTGGTTCCATGTTTTTCCCTGCACACATTGTGACGACTCTGTTTTCGCTTGGTAACCAAACATCCATTAATTGAATGTTGGGCTTAAACTCATCCCCTTCATTGGGATTGTTCATGTTGCGAACAGGATGTTCGCCTTCAAAGTCATGTTGTGATTTGTAGTCATAACTACCTAAAACTTTCTTTATCACCTTTGGGTCAAAAGAAGGTTCATTCTTAAACTTCTCAACACTTATTCTGTATTTGTTTAATGCGAATCTTTTCTTACTCCAAGAAGGAGAAGCTGTGTCGTACACAAAGTCATCAAACGAAATACATTCAGCAAATGGTTTGCCGGGGTCTAGCCATTCATCTTCACCTTTAAGTTCAACAAGCCCCGCATCAGCAGTGTAAACTTTCATTACGCCCAAAGTAAAAAATGCTTCAAGGACACAAGACCTCAAAGCATGTTCTAGTTTTATCTCTTTAATAAGATTGTTTGTTCCTTGCTGAAACTGGTACGAAAACCAATTTAATTCTGGATATTGCGAGGTGACCAAAATTCTAGGGCGATTAGCTGACAACGCCATTGTGTATGTCTCAGCCGCTTGATACATAAGATTACTTATAATCTCACGCTCATTCTGAAGGTCAGTTCCTTCTGCGTAATATGTGCCCGCATAATCTTTAATAAATTTTTTGCGAGTTTCCCTAAAAGGACGAAGCGTACGATTGGAACTTTCAATCGCTTTCATCATTTTGCTTCGCTGGCCTTCGGTATTAAATTCCATCTCTACCACCCATCATTGATACTAGCAGTTGCTTTGTCGTCATGTTTTTTCAAACGCCAAGCCATGCTGCCATAAGGTATTTGGTCAAATTCTTCAGGGTCTACTTTATTGTCCGGCGGTCTATCTACACATCCATACCATGCTAACGCCGCAGCAATAACACGGTCACCGTGCGCTTGCCCTTTAGACGAATCGTCTTGTGTCTTAACGCTACGAGAATGTACAACTTTTCCATCTTTGTAAACGTATTGTCGGCATTCGTCCAAAAGAATTTTACTTCGTACTACATACTCTTTAGATTGTATAGCCCCCGCCATCCTTCCTAAAAGAGCTAGTTTGTTTTTGTCTGTCGTAAAGAACCCCGGATTACGAGTCTTCTTTCTGTAAGCGCGACCTTCAATTTCACGAAAGAATATCTTACCATACGAAGTATCAACAACTCTTCTGGTAAATGCCCCACCCGGCGCACCGTTGTGTTCCCAGACTAAATAAGCCTCATTGAACCAATAACACATCGAAACAACTAACTCAGCAAAATCATCTGGCCTTACAGTATTCGAAGCAAATTCGGCCACTTGCTGACCCGTAACATTATCAACCACAACAGCAACAGAATTAGAACTATAGCTTCCCCCAAGCCCGGCAGCAATATCGCAACCGATAACATAATCGCCAGAGGTAACTGGCGTTCCCCTTGCATCACGGTGACACCATACTTTAAGCGGCCCGTCCTCAGTTTCTTGGAAGTCGGGTTCAAAGGTTTCGCCATCATAATACAAAACCCCACGAGTATAAGGTTGAAGCAAGTCTTCTTGAGCAGACTCATACAGCTCTTTCCCAAATACTTGATATTCAGAACCTCCATAGTCTCTATCTAGTTCCTGAGCAATTGATTGGGGCGTAGCCCCCGGTCGTTTACATTCATTGTCGTAATAAGGACTTCTAGTTTTCCCGTCTAGTATAAAGTCATAACTCGCAGGAAACTTGTAGTCCTTGTCAAGTATTTCCAGATTTCCATCCTTACCAGTATATAACCCCACTTTTCTATCTGGATGCTGCTTCCAATCCATAATGATTTTAAGCATGTTTGATGGGGTGTGCATCACATCATAATAAGCACCCGCAGCTCCTTTTGGCGTACTTACAAAGATACGACTGTCGGTAGCATGTTGTGCAGCGGCCAAT